TTCTCCACCTATTAAAGCATCTTTCCAACCTTTATAAAACTCATGAGTAAGATTTAATTTTCTCTTTAGAAATTGTAATGCATGATAAGCTTCAGTTTCTGCTATATCTTTATAATCTTTCTATAGATACTTAGCTATAGCTTCTGGAGTCTAGATTTCTCCTGTAGCTAATGCTTGTTCATATCTAGCTGCTTGTTCTGGACTTAACTTACTTGCTATAGTAGCTTGAATATAATCCATTAACATTTCTTTAGCTTTTTCCTACATTTCACTAGCAGCTATATCACTTGTACGTTGTGGATGAAAATTAAAAGGTCTCTTAGTTTCTTCACCAAGTAACTGATCTACATACGGTTTAATGATATTATAATCCTATGCCATAGCAGGAAATCCATCATCTTGTTTAAATGGATTAGTTACATATTTAAGATCCTTTTCATTATATATGCTATTATATAAATCATAGTAAGTCTACATCTCGTCAGATCTAGATCTACCATTACCACCAAATCCTGAATCTCCAGCGCCTACTACATAGTCTACGCAGGCTTCTTTCCAGGCTTGTGTCTTCTTTGACATTGGTAGTTTCTGTGCAGGGAAACTTTTAGTATTCTTCATAGTTAAAATGTATATACATTATCGTCATTAGAAAATACTCTAGGAGTATCGTCATTGAACCAACTCTGCGCAAAAATTGGTCCATCAAAGAGCATCTTCTATTTATTTTCTTTTTCTTTCTTTTTAACAACTACATTATACAGTTGTTCTCTATATATCATAACCTACATCAACGCCATCACTCGGTCAAAGTTACCTGTATCATTATAGCTTATTAGCTCTTCTAATAGCGGCTCTGATAGTATCCTAGTTAGGTTTTTCTTACCTGGAGCATACTCTTCATTTAACCATTCTTTGATCATACCTTCACCCCATTGCTTTATCTACTTATTCATATGACAACCTTTTCTTCTTTGTACTTTAGAATTACTAACTATATCGTTAATAATATCAGGCTGATCAGCTAATAAGTAATCGCAATGTTTAGCAGTAAAGTAAGGGAATAGACCTTTGCGTTCATTTTCATACATTATACGTGCATTGTAGTATAATGCTAACTTACGTAAATTCTCATAATACTCTTCAGCTGTTGCAGGTCTACCAGTATATTCAGCTACTATAATATCATAATACTCTTCAAAGTTCTAAAACCTCTTATATACTATAGATGATCCTAATGAATTAGTACCAGACTAGTCATGATCATAAGGGTCTACACCTATTATATATAATCCAGCTGTTGCATCTTTAGCTGGATGTTCCCATATAACTATTGAGCCAGTAGGATCATCGTCTTTACCAAGTGGATACTTGGTAACATCACCATGTTTCTTAGGTATCCATTTGATATTGCCAGACTCATCAAATATTAAATCACCTACTTGTTTATGATTCTATAACTAAGTATTAGTACGAATAAGTCCTAATTGCTCCTACAGTTCCTTCTTAGGAAATATATTACCGTTAAATTCCAACATTGCCTCTTGTGGAGTAATAGGACGCTCTGCAACGTAACGGTCTATAGCTGTAGTATTAGTAGCTGTACTTATTACCTTTCTACGTTCATCTAATATAAATTCAAGGGAAGGTTTAGTAATAGTGTTACCATCATCATCCATGTATATTCTATTACCATCATCATCTCTAGTATCTAGATTAGTATACTATGGAACAAAGAATCCACACAATTTATCTGTAGGTGTACTATCCCATATGTTCTCAAATCCTAAACAATTGTATCCATCTGGATTATAGAACATATCTTTCATAGTTTCAAATGCAGAGCCTTCGTCACCACCAGTTCCCCATACAATCATAGTACCAAACGCTACACCATCTTGTTCTACAGATGGTCTAGCAATTTGCCACGCAGCACCTAATTCTGAGAATGAACCTCCTTCTTCAAATAGAATTAATTTGGCACGTTTACCACGTACTACATCAGGATTATCTTTCAAAGTAACGCCAATAATTTCTGATTTATAACCCATTTCTACTTCATTGCCAAATTCATCTTTAGTCCAGAATCCAGCTCGTTTACGCATAGTACTGTTAACAGATCGTTTCTTACCCCAAGCTGTATTCTTATCTATAAAGTCCATATAGTCCCAAGCTTTAGTAAGAATACCATCTTCTGTAAGATACTGCTTGTTAGAAGCATATATATATGTTTTACTATTAGGTATTAGATAATAATTACGACACGCCATAGCTCCACCTTTATAACTATATCCTTTGCGACGTGATTTAAGTAGACATATATGTTTTCCTTTATCTTCTGCTTCCTGTACTGCCTAGAAGTAGAAATAGTCATAATCATAGAAATCAGGGAATGTTACTACACTATCTCTTTTTACTTTAGTTTCTCCGTTAGGTAGTTTAGTAACAGTATTAACTATACGTTGCATTGGACAAAAATTGATATAAAAATAGTTATACCCAGTGATGTAATCTCCATCCTCTGCGGTATAACCATTAATGCAACGATCTTTCTATTCGTCCCAGTATTGAAAGTATTCTGACGAACCAGCTGGATATAAACAATAACGCCCTGTAGTTAAAAACTACAGAGCTGGCTATCTAAATTTATCTGAAAAATGTATTTTTTTATTAAAGTCTACCACGTTTTCTATGTTTTTTCTTATTAATATATTCTTGAGAATTAAACCAATCTATTCTATCTAGTAATTCTTCTTTAGAAAAAGAAAATAAATATCTACGCTTAGATATAAACCTACCGGAAATTTTATATTGAATATTATTACATATTTGACTAATACTTCTATAATCTACAGAAGTTTTATGTGACATATCAGATATACTTTCACTATCTATGATAGTTTTAGTTATTATATCATAACAGTATACACACTTACTTACATTATATGCTACTTTAGGTTTATAATTTTTATGCGCTTCTTTAATCTTTAGAATAGTTTCAGTAGTATGTTTAAAACCCAGCCGTCCACTATCTCCGCCAGGGGTGGAATTATACCCATTTTTATATGAATCGTATAATTGAATATAAAAACATTCCTGTGCGTTTAATTCTTTTTTAATTTCACTTTTATTTTTTCCAAATATATTTAATATAATCAAAACCTCTACTTGAAAATTATCTATACCATATTTATTAATGGCTTTATAAATTTTTAATGTCGACTTTCTTATATAAGAAGCTACGTGTTGTTGTAATCTTTTTCTAATATCTACAGCTTGACCTATATAACATTTTCCACTGATCTTATTAGTAATTTTATATATACCACATAACCTCCACGCACATTCATTATAATCTTTTAAATTTATAGGTACTAAATAACTATTGCAGATATCGTGCATTTTATATATATTTTTAATTGGTCCTCCTGGTCTCGACTCGAACGGACAATTCCAAGGTTAGAGCTTGGTATGTTACCTTTACATCACAGGAGAGTGCCAGGGAATATTTAATGTCTGTCCCTGTCAGACCTCTCTATCAGTTCAACGAGATTATTTCTTAAACAAACTCTTTAGCCAATGAATAGTACGCTTGATAATACCTTTCTTCTTAGGTTCAGCTACTGCTTCTTTATTATATTCTTCAATCAAAGATTCACCGGCTTCTTTAAGATAAGCATCTGCTTTTCGTTTGTTATCAATTTCTTTTTCAAGCACATCACAAATTTCTTCAGTGCTATTACATTTTGTTAAATCAAGTACTTTCTTCATAGTTTCTTTATTTATATTCATATAACGTACTCATTAATTTATTGTTATAAATTTGTGTATAATTTGCACAAATTAAGCTAATTCATAAGGATTAATCTGAGCATCTCCACGTACTTTAGTAGTACTAACTTCTTCAGCTTTAACTGCCTTTTCGAGGAAATCTAATGTTTGAAAAGTAGCTTTTACTTTTTCCATACCAGCTAATAGATCTTTAATCTTCTTTTCATCTAGTTGCTCTTCTAGAGAATCTTCGTAATACTTACTAATAGTATCTACTTTGTTTCTCATACTATCCAGCATCCTCAGATTCCTAGTATATATTAGCTTCTTATAATCATCTTCACAAGACTTTTCTTCTACTGTAAGATTATAATTCTCATCACCAAAGTATAACTACTTAAGCTTCTTTTCTCTGATATCTGGTTCTAGCTGAAGTACATATGGAGATTTAAAATACCACATAAGTACTATATAACTTATTACATTTGTAGCTTGTGTTTTATCTGGCTTATCGGCCTCCCATAACTTTTTAAAGAATGGGAGACCCAAAGCGTCAGGGTGTATTACTACTTTACCACCATTTATATCAAATAATTTCATCAGTTACTTCTTCAACACTGGGTTCAAAATTCTCTGGCATAAACTCCTCAGGATGCTGAGCTCTATACTCTTCTTCAGCTTTAGTATTTGCAATAGCATCTAATAGCTGATAAAATTTTAATTCTACAGGTTCCTGTTGTTCAGTAGGAATAGTAGGCATTAGTTTCTCCATAGATTGTTTCATTACATCTTCTGTAAATTCACCTTGCACAATCTCTGTTCTATATAACATACCATTAATACGAACTTCAATAAAATTTCCAACACCTGATGCACTTACAGGAATAATTGTAATATCTAGATTTTCCATAATTATTCTTTTACTTCTTTAATTTCATTATTTTGTTCTGCTGTAGCTTCTCCGAATCCTTTTTCTCCTCTTTCTGTTTCACTCAGTTCTTCTACCAAAGTAGGTTCTAATATAGAACAAGGAACAATGACTAACTGAGCAAATGGTTCATCTGTAGTATATACTGTAGGAATAGCATCTGTAGTTACTTTAAATTTAGCCATCAACTCTCCACGATAATCAGAATCAATCACTCCAATACCATTACACATAATAATAGATCTTTTAGAGATAGATGATTTCATACAGATAAATCCAACATATCCTTCAGGAATTTCTACAGCAATATCAGTGTGATATACTAGTACTAACTTACCGCTATTATCTACTTCTTGAGTAATACGAGTAGTATATAGATCTAATCCTGCACTACTACTAGTAGCTCTAGTAGGCAACTTACCTTCAGACTTCTTAATCTCTTCTGTACCGTCTTCTTTCTTTACTGAGTAATCTAACTTTTTAAATTTCAATTGTTCCATAAATCTTTTTCTACTTTTCTATAACCTTCTTCTAAAACTTCTACTATCTCTTTAATTATTTCATTCTTAACTGCATCAATACTAAGATCTTGTGTAACTTCTTTAGAGTGTACAATTCCATGAGTAATACCTTCTTCATTTTTACGTATGAAGTGAACGTGTAAAGTAGGATTACCGATACGATTTTTATTTACATCTATATCCTATGTTTCCCACCAAATAGCTTCTAAATTATTCATCTTGTTCAATATCTTTTGTATTAATACTAATTGCTTTACCATGATGAAATCCCCAATCTAAGAATACTGTATTACAAAGTACATGATCTATATGAGGTAGTCCACTTTCAGGATCTATTAATTCTCCTTTGTCTATAGCAGTAAGATGTCTTAGTAATGCTGCTTTATATCTTTTCCAAAAATCTGGAAGATTTTGCCAACTATTATCTGAGTATTTCTGAGCTCCATAAGTAAGTACCTTACCAATGTTTTCAACAACATCTAATGGAACTAGATCCATTCTTACTTTACCACAATCATATTTCTTACTATCATTCTCCATCTTCAATATACTTATTAGTTAAACAATTGTACAATCCTTTTATCTGTAGCTGTCTAGTTTCAATGCTGTCTGTATCTTTCAACTTAGCTAAACCTTCTAGAATATCATCCACGAATTCATTGTATGTTAAGGAATAGTTGTTGATCTTCTTATCTGCAACTTCCATTAACTTCTTTAACTCTTCACTAATATTAGATCCAAATTGTTTAACATTGTTCTTCTCAAATTACCATAGAGCTAATGAATCTTCTTTACTCTGTCTTTCCATATTCTTCCATTACTTTAATAAAACATCCAGCTACCCAACCTACTAAATATGCATATCCTTCATTGCTACTTGAAAAATCTTCACTGTTCATACCTGTAACTTCAAAGTAATAGTCAGTAATATGCACGGATTCATGTGCTATATTAGATCCATCTACTAATTCTGGTTTGTATATTATACATAATATTCCAGTAAAAGAATTAGAGTTTTGAACTACAGGTCTGCATTCTGCTATTACATCATCGTGATATGCATCAATCATTTCTTCTTGAGCCTTTTCTCTTATTTTATTAAACTCAGGAGTAATGTCTAATATGGTAAATTTCTTGCATAGAAACTGTATATCTTCTTCACTATCTACTACAGCTATCCAAAGCGTTCTAGGATATATATTAGTAAACTTTCTTAGTATCATATTCTTAACAATCTGTTATCATTAATTGCTATATACAATTGCAGTTTGTTAATTAAGGCAGGATCAAAGTATATAGTATCTAACCAATGAATTTTATAACTAGGATTTAAGCATTCCTCAATAAATTGTCTCATTTTGTTTCTTTGTATTTCTTTTTTAATTTAAGTTTAAATAAGTAAGCAAACATAATATCTTTAGTATCTTCATCATTTGACATTACTTCTTTAGCAAACTTAAATGGACTATTGCATATTACTTCTATAACAGGATAAGGTAAATTATATTTGTTTGCCAGACTTGAGTAAATTGATATCTTTTTTTGCTGTTGCATTTATATAATATTCACTAGTTTCTAATTCTGTTAAAGATTCTCTAATGGTGTTAGGTCTAATAGAATTTATTATTACTATGATATCGGCTTCATCTAAGTTAGAGTTTCTGTATAATATATCAGATAACCTTTTAGTTTCTTTATTAGAATAAGGTTTCTTTGGAACAAAAGTAGTCAATTTTAAATTAGAACGTAAGTTAAAAATATGACGAAAGTATCGTACTAATTTGTTGCTTCTATTTTCTACACGCATTATTTCTCCGTTGTCAAAAAGCATATAGGAGGTTTTATTATTTGTTCTATTACTCATTTACTCTTAGTATTAATGTTATTTGCACCCTATCTTTTATTATCTCTGGAATTAGTATCTTATTAACTACTAATTCATCTTCTGCTTTTCCCTGTACTAAAAGACCCTCTTTCTTGAACTTACTTATATATCTACTTAAGTTATCTGGAGTAATACCCATAGTACTTTTAATCATTCTACGATTGTCAGTATTGGCTACATTTTTACTTACCCCAGGTATTGGAGTAAAGTTCACATCTAATTCAACGAACTTAGTAAGTAACTCCAATTCCCTATTTGTAAGTTGTAGTATACCATTTAAAGCGTTAAGGTATTCATAGTAAAGATTGCCTTTATTAACAGTCTTTACTAATTTATTCATCTAACAAATCTTTAATACTGTTGAGAACTTTATTTAAATTGTGGTATACAGTTTCTGCTTCTACTTTAACACATTGCTGCACATTACCTTCATTATAATCCTTCATCAGTTCATTATAATCTTTAGTATATGTATCAATCAAAGTATTAACGTATTCTTTTACTTTCTCTAACTTATCACAACAGCATTCACATTCGTCCACACCTTCTTGTGCTTCTTCACTGTACCAAATTACATAATCTTTATTGGCTAATTCTTCCATAGTAGAAGAATCAAATGCCATTGAAGTATAAGTTTCTGTATCTGATACTACTTCAGATTTCTGAAGTTCCCACAAGTTTAAATCTTCAACTTTAGTAAACACATCACCTTTTTCAGCGAAGCTAAAATCCTTAATTACTTTGTATCCTTCCATATGTCTAACTTTTTATTTAATATCTTTTGTTTAAATTCTTGTATTCTGTTAAAGTTCTTCTTACACTCTTCATACCCATCAATTCTGCCTTGAATGTATCCTTCGTGTTTTCCTTGAGCATAAGTAAGAGCACCAAAGCCAATAACACTTACAAGCATTATTATTATTGTTCCCATAATGCCCTTAAAACGCATTAATATAAAAAGTGTTTAAAATATTTAACATTTATTAATGTTTAGTAAAGTAATAGCAAAAAGAATGCCCTGCTTTGATGGCAGGGCAGCGACTTAATACTCTAAAATAAAACATTCAATC